GCATCCTTAAACGCTTCTTGCAAACCTTCGACAGACTTAGCGTCTTGGATAGCGGTCAAGTGGTCTTGCATGGCGTTATTGTTTGCTTTGACTGGCTTGCTACCAGCGTTGCCGTCATCGTCTTCTGGCGCTATACCGCAAGCAGCCATAAGGCTATATCTACGGGCATAAGTCAAAGCACTAGCGTAGCCTTGAGGGTCGTGCTTAACAGCGGGAAAGTGGACTATGCCGCACTCCAGCATCTCGCCTGATTCGTGGACAAATACAGTCTCTACCATTACTCCGTTGTCGCAGTCGTAGTTTTTTTGCAACAGATATATTCCGTTGTCGTTTAGCGCGTCTACAACAGCCTCAACGCAAGCGGAGAGGTCAGCATAGCGTGAGCGGAAATGCGGGTTTGTGGCGGTCTTTAAAGCAGGCCCGAAAGCCTTTTGTGCTTTGACAAGAGCAGTTGCAATGTTTTTCATTTAGTTTCCTGTAATTAGTAAGGCAAAGATAAGACCAGCAACAAAGCCTGATAGCCATAGGATTACTTGGTCTGCTTTAGTGGGTTTGGTGGGGGTGTAAGGGCCGTCAATCATGTTAGACCTCATAGTGTTTAGATTCGTAACGGGCAAGTGCGTAGTCGAGTTTGTCGTTGTCAAGTTGCTCTTTACAAGCCTTAACATAACCACGCTCTAGGGATTGGATTACTGTGTCACGCAGTAAGTCGGTGATAAGTGCATCACCAATGTAGACAAACCAGAGGTTGTCTGTTTCTGAGTCAAAGTAACATTCAAGGTCAACGCTTGGCGCGTCTGGGTGTTCGCACACCATACAGTCAAATTCGCTGTGTTCTGCTTTCATACTAACTCCTAAAAAGACCTTTTCGCGTGAATCGCTTACGGCATGACTGAACTATATTAGATTTCTAATATCCTAGTCAAGTGCGGGGTTATTAGAGAACTAATGTAGAATTTTTAGCATGACAAAACAAGAAATTATCAAACTGGCAGGCTCACAGGATGCGCTTGCCAAAATTCTGGGAATCACCCAAGGTGCGGTATCGCAATGGGGAGACAAGATTCCAGAAGGCCGTTACTGGCAGTTGATGGTTTTAAAACCTGAGTGGTTTAAGTCATAATTGTTTTGAACACGGCTAGGTCTGAAGTCATGAGCAGACCGAAAAGGGTTACGCCTTCCCCTGCCGATGTTTCTTTCAAAGGTGCGTAAAAGGCATAAAAATGCAAATAAAGAACTGGAAAAAGTTTCAACACTTTAAGGATAGAAAACCGCCTTGGGTAAAGTTGTATCGAGATTTACTTGATGACATAGAGTGGTTTGAACTTGACCCTAAAGCTGCAAAAGTCTTAGTAATGCTGTGGTTAATAGCCAGCGAAGACGATGGAAACATACCAACTGCAAAACAACTGGCTTTTCGATTAAGAATGTCAGAAAAGGAAACAGAAGTTTGCATTTCCAAGTTGTCTCATTGGTTGGAACAAGGTTATAACGATGTGATATCAACACGATATCAAGATGATGCACCAGAGACAGAGAGAGAGACAGAGAAAGAGATAGAGACAGAATGTATATGCCCACCTAGCGGTGGTCTGCCAAATTGTGACCATGAAAAAGTAATAGCCCTATACCACCAGCACTTGCCAACATTAAGGCGTGTAGAGGTATGGAACGAGACTCGTAAAGGCTACCTACGGCAAAGATGGCGTGAAGTGGCTGAAGAACTATCCAAAGAGAAACAAGTACAAGTTTCGGACATCTTGGCTTGGTTTACAGAATTCTTTGTACACATAGGTACATCCAAATTCTTGACTGGTAGGGTAAACAGCAAAGACGGCAGACCATTTATTGCCGACTTAGAGTGGATACTTAAACCATCCAATTTCGCAAAAATCGTAGAAGGAAAATATCATGGCACTAACTAATTTTCGTAACAATGTAAAACAAGAATCTGGTTTTGATGAAGAGCAAAGATTGATGTGTTCTTATTCTGGCTGCAATAAACGCTGGACAGTCCATGTAAGCGGTGATAAGCCTAAATGCTCAGAGCATCAATGGGGCAAAGATAAAACAACCTACTCGCATCCTACTATTGAGAAATCAGTTACCCAGACTGTCCAACAATGGTATGAGAAGGAGGAGTTTTGAAATATTTATCTGTTTGTAGCGGTATAGAAGCTGCAACTGTTGCATGGCATCCACTTGGTTGGCAACCAGTTGGTTTTTCTGAAATTGAGAAATTCCCGTCACAAGTCTTAGCACACCACTATCCCGATGTGCCTAATTTTGGAGACATGACTAAATTTAAGGAGTGGAATCTTGAGTCAAATATCGATGTTTTCGTTGGAGGAACTCCCTGTCAATCTTTCTCAGTCGCAGGACTCAGAAAAGGATTGGATGACCCTCGTGGCAACCTCATGCTTACCTATCTTGCCATTGCTAACCAATATCGCCCCAAATGGTTGGTCTGGGAGAATGTCCCCGGCGTGTTATCCAGTAACGGAGGACTCGACTTTGCCTCCTTACTTCGAGGGATGGGCGAATGCGGGTATGGGTTCGCCTACCGAATTCTTGACGCTCAGTACTTCGGAGTGGCACAGCGCCGCCGCCGTGTGTTTGTTGTCGGATGTCTTGGAGACTGGCGAAGTGCCGCAGCAGTACTTTTTGAGCGCCACAGCCTGTCAGGGCATCCTGCGCCGAGCAGAGAAAAGGGGAAAGAAGTTGCCTCTTACACTCCAAGCAGCATTGGGGGGTATAGCGAAGGGGTCGGAACTTTAAGAGCGCATGGTGGTGATATTGGTGGTGGTTCTGAAAATCTAATTGCATCTAAAAATTGGCCTGCAAAAATTAGCAGCACACTTGACACAACTTTTGGCACAAAACAAGGATTAGAAGACCAACACGTAAATGCTGGTTGTCCCATGTTTGTTCCTGTTGCAAAAACATATGGCATACCAGGCAATTGGATTGGTCGCAAACCAGAAAATGGAGGCAATGCAACTGAACCAATGAACAATATTGCGCCATGTCTTACTAAAACTGACCAGCATGGTGTGGCACAAAATATTGCCTATGACATAAAACAACACCACAACCCACAGCCAACCGACACAATACAAATAACAACTAAAAACTGTTCTATGGTCAGAGGTGATACACCATTAATACAAGGAACAGATTTGTACAACGGGGCAATAACTGGTGATGTAGCCGCCACCATGTCAACGCATGGCAGTGATGGGAGTGGAACAGGCCCTACTGTTATGCAAGAAATGGCGGTAAGAAGACTTACAACAAAAGAATGTGAACGTCTGCAAGGCTTTCCAGATAATTACACGAACATCAAATTTAAAGGTAAACCAACTCCCGACGGGCCAAGATACAAGGCTTTGGGTAACTCAATGGCTGTGCCTGTGATGGCATGGATTGGTAAACGAATACAAGAAGTGGAAAATTTATGACCAAGACTGAAGCCCATGAACTACTTGATGCAAGACGCGGAGGACTCTCAGTCTTACCGAGCGCGATTGATACAGCATTATTCCTCACAGGAGACCTTGGAGGAAATGCGCTGGTGTTTAGCGAGGGAATGGATAAATCGTTACAACAAGAAAGTCCAAGATGTTGGCAAAGTAAAGGCAACAACATGGTGGCACATTCAGGCCGATATTATGGAAGCCAAGCATGGTTTGACATTCATTACGGACTTAAAGAGGCGGATGAATGAGGTACGCAAAAAGGGTTGACGCAAATCAAGACCAGATAGTCGCAGCCCTACGCGCAGCTGGCGCTTATGTATGGATTATTGGGCTACCTGTTGACCTTTTGGTTGGCTACAAAGGTCATACTTTTCTTGTTGAGGTTAAAGATGGCGCTAAAAAGCGTTTAACGCCCCTACAAGACGAGTTTTTTCAGAATTGGACTGGAGGCACATTGGCGCGTATTGACAACGCTGAAGCGGCTCTACGAATGATTGGGGTAGTAAAGTGAATCCATTTTTAATTACAGAACCAACTTGCATTAGTTTTTCTGGAGGTAGAACATCTGGATATATGCTTTGGCGCATATTACAGGCTCACCAGATGAGCCTGCCAGAAGAAGCAATAGTTTGTTTTGCCAATACGGGTAAAGAAGACGAGGCAACTTTAAAATTTGTCCAGGCTTGCTCTGATAACTGGAATGTTGAAATACATTGGCTGGAATATAGGGATGCTGACCCTGCGTTTGTGCGAGTTGATTTTGAGATGGCCAGCAGGAATGGTGAGCCATTTGAGGCGCTTATACGAAAACGCCAATATTTGCCTAACCCAGTTACTAGGTTTTGCACGTCAGAATTAAAAATTCGCACTATTCATAAATATCTTAAGTCGATGGGTTGGGAACACAACGAGACTATGGATTGGGTCGGAATGAGGGCTGACGAACAGAGACGCGCTGCCAAAATTGCTGATAAATCAAGAATTCCATTGGTAACTGCTGGCGTAACAAAAGAAACAGTAGGTGATTTTTGGAGAAATCAGACTTTTGACCTTGAATTGCCAAACATGAATGGCGTGACCATGCACGGAAACTGTGACTTATGTTTTCTAAAAGGTGGCGCTCAAGTTTTATCTTTAATTGCTGAAAAGCCAGAGCGGGCAGTCTGGTGGGCAAAAATGGAGGCATTGGCATTGGCATTGGCATCCAAGCCAAGCGGTGCGGTATTTCGTTCCGACCGCCCATCTTATGCGTCAATGACTAAATTTGCGGCAGAACAAATTGATATGTTTGATAAAAACGAAGAATCTATTGCTTGTTTTTGTGGTGATTAAATGAAGTAT